AACGTATGAAGTGCTTACAGCGTAAGGCTCAGAAGGTATGTGAAGCTCAGCACTGTATTGATAGAAGGATTGCAGAAGTCAATCGAGTTATTGGTGTTTATAATAGAGACCAAGAAAATCTACCATCAACTGAGCAAGCCGATTGGGAAGCTCTTAAACTAAGAACTGACCGTGAGTATGCTAATGCTCTATCATTGTATAAGGCTAAAAAGAAAGCCTATGATGATAAGGTAAAAGAGTATGATGTGAAGCTTATTCAGTACAGAACTAGAAAAGCTGAGTATGAAAGACTTAAGCGTGACTATGATGCAGGTCAGGGAGCTCAGCAAGGAAGTCAAGGTCAGTGGCAAGAGGCTTGGGGAAGCTATGCTAAAACAGGTGTGCCTTATGATATTGTAATGGGAGGTTCACCAAACCCTTCAATACATGGTTTAGACCTAACTGAAGCTCATAGACACAACTTTGGTAGAGGTGTGTTCTTTAAGAGTCTCAATGATGCAGGAACTTCTGTTGAGATGAAGCTAAACCTTATTGGTTATACTTATGAGGGTAATGGTAGAGCTGTCCCAGGAGGTTATTATGTACAGTATGGAGGTACCTATGACTGGTATCTAGATTACTATATTTCAACAGATGGTGGTAACACTTATCACCCTGTGGAGTCTAATATCCTCTTAGCTAGACATGCTGATACTCAGAACCTAGCTTATGGTCCTAACTGGCATCTATCAAGAATTGATTGGGTCAAACAGATTACACTCCCTACTAACTTCACACATCTTAAGACTGAAGTGAGGGGAGACAATCCAGGTGAAAGACACCAAAATGTCTACACAAGAGAACAGATTGTGAGAAAACCTTTCCCTCCATTCACAGAAGTTGAGCCTAAGGCACCTGCTCCTTTCACAGAAAAGGAACCTAAGAAGTCACCATTACCTCCTAAGCCTGAGAAGAAGGTTGAGAACATTCCTCTAATTGGTAGTGGCTGTGACCTTATGGACTGTAAGTTTGATTGCTTTATAGATTAGGAGAAACTATGACAGATTGTATTAATTGTCAATGTGAGGAGATTGTAGTAGGCAAATCAGCCTGTGCATCTCTTAAGAAACAGAATGATGATAGGATTAAGCTTCATTCCTTAGTCCTGAGAGACACTACACTATGTGACCTTCCTGAAGAGACTTCTAAGGCTATGTACTCACAGTGGTGCTTCAATAAGAACATTACTAATCAACTGTGTTGGTTGATGAACAATAGCTCAGGAGGTAAGGAATACAAGGCAGGTAAGGATATTAGTATCTCTAATGATGGTACTATCTCATTTACAGGAGCTATTCCTAAGCCTACTGAACCTTATAATGATGCTAATCTAAGAGCTGAGAATGAAAAGCTTAAGAGAGCTCTTAACAAGATTATCAACAACTTGACTGCTAGTGGAGCTTGGACTGGTGGTCTAGATGGTGACTTTGTGCCTAACAGAAATATTGCTACAGGTAACATTAACCTCTTTGGTGGTACACCTGATGGTGATGCTTTCATCCGTACTAATAACGGTAGAACTGAAAACGACTTAGCAGGAGGAGTGAACTAATGGGATGCTATACTTGTGGGGGAAACCCTAACACATGGTGCAATAAGTGTATGCCTGCTGAGGATACATGGGTAGCACCTGTGGATAAGTTACCTGATGTATTTATGGGAGATAGGGACCACATGTACCTTCTCCCTAATGGTGATTTATTCATCCTATCTCCTGATAGAACTAGATGGATTAAAGTCAATGGTACAGGTAACACTACAGCCTATGATGATGCTGAACTGAAGAAAAGAATTACTGCTTTAGAGGTTAAACCTGACAAGGATACTGTGACCACAGTTAGACAGGGTGATAGAGTAACTGTTACTAAGGATGGTAACGATTACACAGTTTCAGCTAACCCTATCAGAACTGTGAATACTACAGCAGATGGTAAGGAACCTCTTGTGACCCTAACTCCTAGTGCTTCAGGAGATACGCTTACTCTCAATTCTTCTAGACTAGCTCAGGAGATTGCCAAGGTACAAAACAAAACTGATAACTTTGTGTCAGGTGTTGGTGTATCAAGAGAGGGTAACAAAGTCAAGTTGACCTACACCTTTGTGGATGGTACACATAAAGAAGTTGAGTTTGAAGATAAGGACACAGTTGCTCTAGCCTATGATGATACAGCATTGAAGGCTAGGGTTAAGGTTCTTGAAGATAAACCTGATAGAGATAATCAAACTCTTTCTATCAATGGTCGTACTGTAAGTATCTCCAATGGTAACTCTATTGAATTGCCTGCTGAAGTAGTTCCTAAGGTATACAAGGCTAAAGGCAATGGTCTATTCTTAGATGATGATGGAACATTCCATTTAGAGATGGCAAGGGATATTAATGTAATATACCCTTATACAGCAGGTGGAGACAAATTTAAAAAATTATCCACTCTTTCAAAAACACTTAACCCTGTAGAAAAATACCCAATTTATACTATTGATAATGATGGGACTCTACAGAGAAATGCTGTTCTAGAAACAGGTTTAGTATTTAGTTGTAGATTGCAACATACATATAAAGGAGTAACAACTACAAATGTACTTAATAATGTTAAACTCAGTCTCTGTTCCACAAACTCACGTTACACAACTGGGTGTGTTAGTGCCTTATTATCAAAAAATGTAAAGCTTGAGATGTTCCTTATTACAGATTGGAAGAATGAGAATAATAAAGTACTAGTATCAGTTTTGCCAAGACTTACATGGAGTGTAGTTACTGAGTCATCAGTAGAAGACTACATCCATTTTATAACACCTGAAGAACTTGAGTCAGAAGAACCTATAGAGATTGAGGTTAAGAAGAATGAAGAGGTTATAGGTAGTCTTAATCTTGTCCTTAGTGATACAAAATTATTCATGCAAGCTGTACAAGGAACTATTCTTCTGAAGAAACCTTCTGATAACCAATTCTATTATGTTCCGAGGTTATAACTAATGTCAAAAACAATATATAAAATCAATGATAAACCTTCAGGTACTCCTTATGATGATGCTCCCCTAAAAGCTAGGGTCACAGCATTAGAAAATAAGCCTGATAATGATAAGCAAACACTTACTTTTACTGAAGGTAATAGAAATTTGTCTATCAGTAATGGTAACACAGTCACTTTGCCTGATTACCTTAAGAAGGATGATGCTTACGCATTATTCCCTACTTATCCCAAGCTTCAGGATGAGATGACTAAGAATATCAAGGATAAGCATGTTGACTTAGGTCTTGATAAGCTGATTGAGGATAAGCTTCAGAATGGTAGAAACCCTTATGTTACTAAGGCAGATGTTCCTGCATTATCAGGAGCTAACTTCTTTGTAGCTAAGGGAGATATTCCAGGAACTAAAGCTACCACAATAAATAAGGACACAGTATATAATGCTGACACCATAAAAGTTGGTGATACAATAAGGGATAGGTTTCTTGAACGTACTACAGGTATCTTAGAATATGGGTACTGGAAGGTAACTGCTGTAACTGACAGTACTGTATCCGTAGAGCCTCTAGGTACAGAAAGAGATATCATTATTGGACAACCTAATCAGTCTCTTACTCTAAGAGATAGAGCCTTGTCTATTTCTGGTGGTAACTCAGTAACACTTCCTAATGACAAGCAAACCCTAACTATTAGTGGTAATGTATTATCAATCTCTAATGGCAACTCTGTGAACCTACCTCAGTATGTGTCACTTCAAGACTTCAATAATCTTAAGAATGAGTACAATCAGCTCAAGGGAGCATTTACAGCTCTCCTTCAAAACCTTAAGAACTCAGGAGCTTGGAACCAAACAGGAGGCAATATCTTTGAAGGTTCTCTAAGACCTGATAGAAACATTGCCACAGGTAATATCAACTTGTTTGGAGGCACTGTGGACGGTAATGCCTTTATCAGAACTAACAATGGTAAGACTGAGAATGACCTTGCAGGAGGTATTAATTAATGGCTGACCAAACAACACTCAACTATGAGCAGATAGCTAAAGTTAGAAGTGTCTTAAGTCTGAACATTTATTCACAGGATAGTGGTACTCGTACCTTCATCAATGGTAATAATTTCAGGGTAGAAACCCCTATGACTATTCCTATTGATGGAGTAGAGACTGCTATAGGTCATGTAAATATTGAAGGTAGTATCTTCTATGACCTTACTGTGGAAGGGACTAGAATTAAGGCTAGGAATACTAGAGCTAGAATTAATCAGGTTTACTACAGAAGAGTACCTGATACGTATGCTTTCAGTGACTCAGGTGCAAACTATAGAGTACACACTGCTATAGGGGACATCCTCAATAAGGATTATGACCCCGCAGGTGGTGACTGGACTGAACCAATCAATAGAACTTTCAATATTGAAGATGTTGAGATTTCTTCTAAAGCAAATGAGCAGGTCAAATATGTAATGTCTACCTTCGATAGATGGCAATACAACCCTACAGAAAGTAGAGTTACATTCTCTCTGACTGTTCCTGACCAAAGAATACTTAATGTCCCTCAGGCTCCTAAGGAAGCCAATGTGACCGTCAAGTATATTGATAGAGCCACAGGTAGAACTATTAAGTCTAATGATGTAATCACAGGTCAAAGGATTGGCTCTACTGTTAGTAGAAATGCTCCTAAGATTTCAGGATATACTCCTGAAAAGAGTTCAGACAGTGTTGTAGTAAGAGAAGGTGGAAGTGAGTTAATCTTCTACTACAATCCTGCTAGAGCTAATGTTACTATTGAGTATATTAACAAAGCCACTGGTGGTAGACTAGGACTTAGTGAGACTAGAAGAGACCAAATTGTAGGAAGCACTGTGACAGTAAATGCTCCTCCTATTAAGAACTTTGCTCCTGAGAGAGCTGTGTACACTCATACAGTAGTTGAGGGTGAGAATAGAATTACCATTTACTACATTGAGGATGCTAAGATTAGACCGTGGGCTATTAGAAAATCTAACACATGGAAGTCTCTTAACACTACTAGACAGTGGATGAAGATTAGACGTACAACTAATCAGAACTATTGGGACACTAAGCCTAACGCTGAGATTTATGCCTCAGATGTAAGCAAAGAAAACTTCTCTGCCTCACGTATCCGTAAAGGTGGTAAGTGGAAAGCACAAGGAAAGATAGGTAACTAATGGCTATTGATGACAAAACAACTAAACTAAATGAGGCATCATTCACAAGTTACACAGAAAACCCTCATGACCGCTGTTGGTATGATGAGTGTGACTGTGATGATATTCCTATTGCTGACTGTCAGCGGTTGATTGATGAGAATAATAAGGGTGTTGGAAGGTTCGCATGTATGGCTGAAGGTCAGAAGTGCTACAATCCTAAATTCTTCAGTTCATTCATTAAGAAGCTTGCCTGTCAGCTCAATCACTACATCCAAAACATCTGTGCATTGTGGGATATGGTCCAATGTATGGGTGAATATCTAGCTAAGCTAGGGGATGTGGGTACAGTTCATACAAACTATGCTCGTAACTCCGCTGTGTCATCTGATACGTTCTACCATCCTATCACAGATGGTTATGACCTATCACTCTACATGGACTCCACTACAGGAGTTGTAGCAGGTGAGTCAGATGATAAGCGTAGAAAGCAAACTGATAGAAAGTATCGTGTGTATATCAGATGGTGTGCTGATGGTACTTCTCTAAACCCTGCTCAAGATAACACCATGGAGTTTGTGGTATATCACTCAGGTGAACAGTACACTGAAGACATGAAGAAGAACCGTGGGGTACACTGGCAGATGACAGGCGTATCAGATGGAGCTATGGAGATGTCTGACACAATCATTGTACCTGCCGGTCAGCACGTTAAGCTACGTGTAGAGCCTGCAAACTCATCTCAGGGTGTGTTCAGGGTACACCAATTCAAAGTGGAGTATACTCCTATTATGGATAGCCAAGAGCTTCCTGAGTGTCTTAAATTCACTGAGCTTCCTAAGGATGACTGTAATTGTAATGACAAATAAAAAAAGGACCCTTAAGGTCCTTTTTTGTTATCTAAATCTACGGTGTCTCCAACGCTTGTAGAGATTATGATAGTTAGTCAATCCCAAACACTCTTCTGTGTATCTAGCGAGTCCTGGTTCAGAGTTCAACACAACATATAGCATGTTCTGCTTATCTCTAATCTCCTTACGCTGTTTACGCATCTGTGTTTGGAAGGTTCGTGTGCTTACTTTGATACGCTCACCTAGTTCATTATAGACTTTTTCTAGTCTGATATACTCATCAGAAGCCTCCTTAGGTGTCATACTCTTAACACTCTCCAACAATGTACTCATAATACCATAGCTCCTCTCCTGAACTCTTTATTAGAACATTCATATCACCTTGAGTCAGTTTAACAAATCTGTCAGAGCCTATCCATCTAGCTATTTTATCTTGCCTATTTCTAAAACCTACTACTATTTCATCAAAGTAACAAGTACCTAATTCGTCAATCAGTTTTATGTGATAACGCTTTATTCTCTTTCCAGTAGTCATACATACTCCTTGTGATTACTATTGAGCTTAGTTGTTTCTTAAGCGTAGTAGCTTTCCTAGCAGGACATGTACTACTTTCACTGAGTGTCCAACCTATCAGCATATTGGCTACATCATTAGGAGTTATAATACGCTCTTTTGGAGTGATAAATGGTTGGTCAATATACCACTTCATGATATCATCCACAAATTCAGCATAGTCATCTATACTAAATCTCTTACGACCTGTGACCCTTAGATAATGCTTTCTAATAGGTACAGGTACTTTTTTTATGAGGTCAATCTTTATGTTGAGCTCATTGATGAAAGAGAAATCTGTAGCTATATGAAAATTGGTAAACTTACCTGTCCCAAACACCTTCACATCAGAGTAGTAATTACATATCTCATTACATGACCATCCATAGAACATGTCCTGTGGAAGCTTATCTATGAAGTCACAGCATACAGCTAGGAAGTATTCATGTCTAGGCATACCTGTAGTAAAGGCTGACTTGACAGGTGATACATAATTACACCTAATCTTTGTGCCTTTCTTTCTTAGCCTATCAGCAACTACCTTGACCTCTTTCACAGTGATTATACCATCAGGATTAGTACACTGTCTTACAAGCCTCTCATCCCCTATAATACGGTACACAAAGGCTGTAAGTAGTTTATCCCTAATAGGGTATTTAGCTGTGTTTAGAGTACGTATCATGGTCTGAGACATATCATCTAAATACTTTAGATTATTAGGTAAAGACTTTCTTGCTAGGTCATTGACCTCTTTCTTTTTACTATGTCTATACTCAAACGCATCTCTACGCTTAAGAAGATACAGCTTAAAGTTTGAAATTAAGTTATCAGTCATAATAAACTCCCTTACAGCAGACATGGATAGATGAAAATAAAAAACTAAATATAGGAGACGATTAGAAATGTTATTACTGGATGTAATAGTATCCATGCCTGTTGCAAAGGAGATTAACTCCTTTGTGAAGAAAAGAACGAGGATGAACCCCTCTAAGAGCACAGTGTAGAATACGAAAATATGAAAAAGGCTATCTCTATAGGAATAATAAGTAAGGAATGTACACTGTGCTTTCAGAAGGGGCAACTTAGTTGCTCCCCTAGGGATTAATCCCACTCATCATCATCTACGTTTACATCATCAGATACAGATGAACCATCTTCATCATCATCCTCTTCTGAAACGGAGAAGATTTTAGTAACTCGCCACTGGCGTTTGTCATTATAAGGGTCAGTCTCTTCAAGTGTGATACCAATGAACTTACCTTTGAAATCATCAGTGTCAAGTTCTGCATCAGGGTCAAGACCACATGCTACAGCTAGGCTGTACAAGTCACGGTATCCCCACTGGTTATCACGCACAAAGTGTGTGAATGTAGCAGGAGCACCCTTACCAAAGTCACCACGAAGTTTGAAAGCATAATGAGCTAGACCTGAACTTTTGCTAGCACCATATTCAACATCCATGATTTCTACTTCATAGTTACCATTGTTATAAATATAGTCATCACTGGCTTGTTCAGTTTTAAAGACCATCTTTACCATTATTCTTCACCTTTATCCTTTTTATTTTTTGCTTGTGTAGTACCATCTGTGAGTCCTACAAGTTCATCCCACGTAGGGTTGATAATTGTATCAGGAATTGCTAGTCCTGGCTTACGAGTAACCTTAAGGTTGTAGATAGGGTTCCCTGCTAAGCGTACTTGATAGAAGTCTTTAACCTTCTTGTCACCTTTGACAATCTTAGACTTAGTGATACGCTCAGTGTGACCCAAGATACGAGATGATGCTGTCAAGTACTTAGACACGCTCTCCATCAAGTTAGGGATAATCTGAGCAGGTACATTCTCATCAGTTACTTCTTCAACGTTTACAGATTTCTGTTGACAAATAACATAAACATTCTTACCTGAGTAAGACAAACGCACAAGAGTGTCAACGAATGAACGAAGAATAGTAGAAGCATCTCCATATAACTGAAGAGACATCTTCTTAGAGTTCTTCTTCTCCATAAGGTCCTTATAAAGAAGCTCTTGAACATTAGTGAAGTGGTCAATAGCGATAGAGTCAAAGCTCTCAGCTAAGTTAATAGCTTCTTCAACGTCTGACCAAGTGTAACATTCTGCCACTGAGAAACGCTCATCAGGTGCCACAGAAGCCAACCCACGGTCTGTGTCAATGACAAGAACTTCTCCTGGAAGAGTGTTAATAAGTGTTGTTTTACCACTACCAGGCTCACCATAAAGGCAAGTCAAGGTATGTAGCTTAATCTTGTTTAACTTTTTAAGTTCCATTATTACTCCTTACTTACCTGTACTTCCATAACCACCACGGTCTTCATTACCTAAGTGATGTACCTCAGTGAATGATAGTTCAGGTTGATTTTCCATAAGACGGAACTGACACAATCTCTGACCTCTTGTGATAGAACCATCTCTTACAGCATAGAACTTAGCTCCCCAATAATCATTATCTCCATTGTAAGAGTTATCAATAACACCTACTCCATTGGTTAAGATAAGACCTGTGTGTTGGAAAGTACTTGAACGTGGAGCCAAGTGAGCTTCATACCCAAGGGGTAACTCCATTGCAACTCCAAAGTTCACAGTGACAGTATCACCTTTTTTATACTCCAAACTATAAGGACAAGCTAAGTCAATCCAGTCACCTTGTGAAAGAGCCTCAATACGAGGTACACTTTCAGCTCGGTACTTAATTTTAATATCAAGCATATTCTTCCTCAATTATTTTATTAACAATTACTTTCATATTATCCACACATTCCATGTAGACAATCTCATTAACCACTGTCAATGAAGCCTGTGTCATGAATAAAATCTGTAGAGGTGTCATGTCAGGAAGTTCACTGACTCTGAACACATAAGGGTCTTTAAACACCACAGGTATATAAGTTAGGGATGATGCCTTATCAAGAAACACTAGAGCTTTCTTAAGGTCCTCTAGTCCATTCTTGTGTCGATATCTCCATACATACTTAACAGCAGAAGCAATCAAAGGGTCAAGCTCTGCTCTAAGCCAAAAGTCCCAACATTCAATTCCATTAGATGTGTACCTTTTAGGGTTTGTTATTTCCTCTGAACGGGTCAAAGTGTTCTCCAATCTCTTTAAATACTGTTCCAAAAATAAGGAGGAGGAATATGCAAAGTATCACTTGCCACACTCCTCCAAAGAGCATACCAACTAATAACACAGTGGATAAGATTAAGTAACATAGTAAGATAAAAGCTAGTAGGAAAGATAGACAACAAAATATATAAAATAGTAGTGCTAACATCTAACCTCCAAACAGAAAATACTGTAATATCCCAAGAATTACTAAGCCTGAAATAATCAGGATGCCTGACAAGAAAATTACCAAGGCTACAGTGAGACAGCCAAAGTTAATTTTGTTAAGGGTTCTCATCATTGCATGTCCTTCAGTTTCATCTTTAATTCAAGAAGCTCTTTCTCTTTACTCAAGAGTTCAACATATTTCAAGGCGGATACACTGACAGATGTTACTCCCTCCAACCCTTCAATAAGTACCTCTTGCTTATTGGCTAATAGACCAAGGTATTTACTCTCAGTGTCATAGTACTTATCTTTAAAAGATTGATACTCCCTAGTTAGATAATCATTATGAGACTCAAGATAATCTACTCTTTCTTTATACTGTCTTCTAAAGAAGTAAGAGATTACAAAGCCTGTGAGAAATACCAATAGTATAAAAGCAAAAGTATATTCTTTCATCTTATCCCTTCCTGTAGTGAGTAGCTGTAAAGCCCTCTCCCTTAAGTGTTACGATTATATTCTCAGGCTTTCTATACTCATCTATCTCAGTGAAGTAAGTATCTCCTGAGTACTCTCCATCAATCATACTGACTATGAACTCTTCACAGTATGGAATAAACTGCTTGTACACAGAGGCTCCACCTATAATCCACAAGTCTTTATCACTGTGCTCATAGAAGTCCAAGATTTCTTCTACATTGTTTGCTATATAGACTTCTTCTCCATCATAGCCTTCAATCTCATCCTTGTGTGTAAGGACAATATTGACTCTATTCTTTAGGGGTTTACATCCTATAGACTTCCATGTAGTGTGTCCCATGACCACTATACCACCAGTAGTCTGATTTTTGAAGTAGTTAAGGTCAGCCCCATTGTGCCAAGGGAGTGTCCCCTCAGCACCAATGAGTCCACCTTTTGCTTCAGCCCATATAAGCTTAATCATCTTAAGCTACTTCTACAAGGAAAGCAGGATGATTAAATTGTGGGAAGCGTTCTTCAATTTCAGCAAGTGTGAACTTACCAATACGGTCAGTTCCACGTCCAAGGACATCAGCTTCTTCAGTGAAGCCTGAAAGTTGTCCATCAGCATTGATAGCAATGTAAGGAGCCTTAACATTACGAGGTTTCTTACCAACGTAGATGATGTAACGTGGCTCAGATACAGAAGTAGTAGGTACTACTGCTTCAATAGTAGTTGTTTGAATACCAAGAGTGTCAGCAAGTGCTTTAACTAGTTGGTTGAATTGTGTGTTATCCATAGTGATAAACTCCTTTAGAAAAATTATTTATTTTGTAATATCCGTATCTCTAGGTTATTACAATACTAGTTTAACAAATTTAGGTTAGGGTGTCAACCCTTTTTTGAAGATTTTTCAAAATTTTTTTCAATAAATTCATCTAAATCTTCTAACATGTCTCCAATAAAGACATAATACAAGTAATCATAGGCATCAGGCTGTCTATCTACAGGTCTATATAGACGATAGTCAGGGTTTGCTTCAATGATACTAGTAGTCTCTACAAATTGATTGAAGAACTCCTCAGCACGGTATTGATTAAAGATGTAGGTCTTGTGCTGTACAATCTTCTTAGTACGTACATTGATAGCAGGGTTCACAAAGGCAAACTTAAAGTCTCTTACCTTATAACCAAGCTTATCATACACATACATGTACATGTTAGCCTGAAGACCATACTTATACTTTTCCTCTTTAGGAGCCTGTGATACTGTCTTATAGTCCACAAGGGTTACAGTACCATCATCATTCTGAATAACAGCATCCACAATACCTGTAAACTGATGACCATTAGGAAGGTCAAAGTACACCTGATTTTCTGTCTCAATGATTTTAGAGGCATCAATCATGTAATCGTCCTCAAAGTATCGGTCAAGACCTAGTAGACCACAGGTGATAGCCTCTTCTACATAGTCTTTGTCCTTAATTTCTTCAAGTACTTTTAGCTTAAGAGGTTCAAGCTCCAATTCACCCTTGTGCTTTCCTAAAATCTCCATACCTAAATGGAAAATAGTTCCACGGTCCATGTACTTAGTACGCTCAGGGTCTCTAATCTCTTTGTAGCCTGCGATATACTTACACCAGTGCCTCCAAGGACAGTCCAGGAAAGTATTTACTCTACTAATACTATATGTTGTCATTATCCACCTCTTCCAACACCATTATCAATGTAATAAACTAAGTCCATAAAACGTCTATCCAAAGAGTTTTCCATACTCTTAGCCCTGATAGACTCCTCAGTTAGGGCTTTGTCCACCTGTGCAACCTTAAGGTTGAGCTTAGCGTTCTCAAGCCTTAAATCTTTTAGTTCTTTTTCTGTGTGATTAACATACATCACTAATGAGATAATAATAGCCAACCCACAAAGAATATAAGAACCTACCTTAACGTACTTTCCAAGCTCTTTTGTGGATAGCTTTGAAAATATCAAATTCATTCTTTTCATTAATAAGTTCCTTATCCTCTAACTCCTTCAAAATTTCAGAAGGCTTCTTGTACTTGTATTTCTGAAGAACTTCAGCCACAGTTAGACTAACAGTAGGTGTACTGTCAATTACCAGTGGTCTAAAATCAGCCTTCAGGATATCATCAAGCATCTTCAAATTCTTAGATGTAGGGAAAACCTTACCATTCTCCCATCTCCACACATTAGTCACAGATGTTTTAAGAATAGAAGCAAGCTCTTCCTGTGTGTATCCAAATAGTTGTCGTCTTTCTTTTAGTGCATCAGCGAACTCGGTCAATTATCTTAAACCCTCTTTCTTTAGAAATATATACTGGTTCCTTGGTCATCTTCTCTCTAACAATGTATTGAGAGTACTCAGGATACTGTTTTTGAAGTGCTTCCTTTGAGTTACATTTTACAGAAAATCTGTTGAACTCAATAGACCAACCTACTGTACCATCATCATACTTACACAAGTAGTGACCACTAGGTAGTTTGACCACATAAGAAGTTCCTGTGTAGTCTACTTCCCACTCCTGTGCAAGGACAGCATTACACATACGTACAAATGATTTACCATACTGTTCACGGTCCATACCTTCTGTGATTTTATAGCGGTCTTCCATAACGGACTCATACTTACCATAGTAGAGAATATTAATCAAGCCAACATTACGTAGTCTACGAAACTCATCACCAAAAGTAAGCTTCTTAAGGTAAGCATCTTCAGCAGGAGTTACATACACAGTGTTTTCTTTTTTAGTCTCAATAAACACTGAGTTCTTAACCTTTTCATCCACAAAATCTCGTAAGGTTTTAATCCCACTTGACCTCTCCATGATTTTATCATAGATATCCTTACGGATTGTACCACCATCAAGAGCTTTCTGAAGGGTTCTATAGGAGATACCGTACTCCTCCATAATCTTCAACTTAGTCTTTGTTTTTAATTCTTCATTTAGAATGTCTTTTAATTCCATATATTTTCTCCTGAGGATGATTATTTTCCATCCTCTTTCAACTGGTCAGTCAAACATGCACTACAAGGAGTTACCTCATAACCAAGGAACATAGCTAAGACTTGGTTAGTTACACGTGACTGTTCTAAAAATGCTGTCTTTACATCATCATTGCTTAAGTCAACCTGCCAAGCTTCAAATGCTGTGATAGTAGCAATAAGTACATGTTTAAGTAGGCACCACAAATCAGGGTTTCCACCTTCTGTAGCTTGTGCTTTCAACAATTTCATAGCTTCACGTCTTTGCTTGGTCACTGTATCCAACAGTAGGATAGTATCAGAAATTTTAACATCTGTGTCCACTACTGAGATTTTCTCTTCTTCAGTTTGGACTTCAGGATTATCTTTAAAATACCAAAACTTATTTTGGTCTTCATACTTACGGATTAAAATTTCTAAGTGATACTCACTAGCTCCTAAGTGCATAATGTTTGTGATAATATCCTCAGTGATACCTACTGAACTATTTTTGTTTACCATATCAACCTCAAAATGTGTTTCCTGCTACAAGCATGTAGCGAATAAAATAAGTGTTTTTAGTTTTTCTGTGCATCTCATGCCAAAAATTAAATGCTTTTAGATAACTATCAAATGAGTGAGTCTTAACAAGTTCACCATTAAAGTACTCATTTACATTATAGTTACTCACAGTATCCATTATTAATCACCTCCATAATCTCTTCCTGTACCTTCTTAGGTATAGGTCTATCACTAGGGAAGTATGGATAGAAGACTGTATGTATCTCCTTCTTATGAGGGTCATCAAAATATATGTGTCTAAAGCAATACTTGTGTGACATATAATCCACAACTGTGTGATTAGGTCCACTAAGTCTACGGTACATATAGTCAATCTCTTCAGGTAGAGAGTGCTTCAAAGTGAATATACTATCAAAAGATTGCAATTCAGGAATACACTCTCTATAGTGAGATTTCATATACCTAACACCATCATAGAAGCTGTTTAGCACATATACATTGCCCTTTACACAGATTGTAAACAAGTCCTCCCAATCAGACTGTAGCTTTACATAGTCCTCAGGGTTTAGTGCAAAAGCTGTTCTATTGAATTGCCTCAGTTCATTATAATCTTCTAACCTATAAGCAGGTTTATCATATAGTCTCATCTATCCTCCCCAAGCTTGATGAATTTCAACATCTGCAATAATTGGAATAGGTATATCTATACCTTCAACTATCGAAGGATGCTCCATCATCTCTTTAATTACTGGTACTACTTCATTTATGTAGTCATCTCTAACCTCAAACAGAATAGCATCATGCACAGAGCCTAGTACCTTACAGCGTTCATGGTCAATTATATCACTAAATACAATGTCTGACAAAGCACTGATACACATGTCTGATGCAAATCCCTGAACACCTGAGTTGATAGATTGTCTTTCAGCCTGACCTCTATCAGACCAGTTACTTGAGTTAATATCAGGAAGGAAGCGTTTACGTCCTATAGGAGACCATGTGTGACCATTCTTACGTGCATACTGCTTACACTCCTCATGCCAAGGAAGTAGTCTAGGGTATGCTTCAAAGAAGTTATTACGTAACTGCTCTGAGTCTTCTAATGATAAGTTTAGATTATATCCTTTTGCATACTGCACGAATGTTGTTGCTGACATACCATACAAGAACCCAAAATTACAGTTTCCCTGAATAGATACTTTTCCATTGTGTCTTATCACGATATTATGTTCAGGTACAGTTACACAGTACACATTATGATTAGTGTTATGGTGTGTTCTTAGGTCTATATCCTTACTTTCAAACCTACTTAGGGGTTTCTTATTAAGGTTATACGATAGAGTCCATGTATCACTTACATTACCTCGTTCATCTTTAACCTTATAAAGTCTTGCTCTTACTCCTGATTGAACAGCCATAATCTGCATAGACTCTAATGTAGATAAGTTAGTTGAACTCACTGTGATAAGATTTGTATGATTTACATGACCATCCCAATGACTTGCTTCCTCAAGATACACAAGAGGATTTAACTCAGTCATAGCAGGCTTAAGTAGTGTCTTATCTGCTGTACAATAACGTTTCATAAGAGTCACATACTCAAAATTAGTTATTATAAAGTAAGTTATTTTAAGCTTACCTTGCACTTTTTCATCATACTCTATACCAATACTATCAACCATTTCTTTGAACCGTTTAATTTTACGCTTCTTAGTAAAACCAAACCTTAGCTGTGTCCTTGAAGCACTATAGGAACCATCTGCAACAAAACAGGCAACTAGTCTTGTTAGGTCATCTTTTATGAAATAACACTTGTCATAGTTATAGTATCCAGCGTTTACCCAAGCATATTTAGACTGACCATGACCTGCTAGGTCTTCAAATGGTACTTTCTTCATATACTTTTTACCATTCTGTACTTGTATGATACATTCATGATTAGGTGTTAGCTTCAATGAAGTGTTTTCATTCTCAAAGACACACACTTTCTGATTAGGTATCATTCTGAAGTCCAGTGGTTCAACATAACTAATCTCCTGTGACTCAATATTATATTGAGCTACAGGTGTAGTACCATCATACATCTTAAACTCAACAAAACCATTCTCAGTAAGTATCTCTGTGTCTCCACTGAAGCAGGACTTAGCCTGTGTACGCTTTCTCTTCTGCTCCTGAGGGCTAAGGTGTGAAGTATCCCCAAATAATAGTTCAGTAGTTTTACTGTGTAAGTCACTGCCTGACTGATAAGCATGTTGCATGTTTGCATCACCTGAAAACATTGAGGCAACACGGAGCTCAATCTGTGAGAAGTCTTGCTCGATTATCTTCCATCCAGGTCTAGCTTCAATAAGATTTCTTACATTTTTATCTTGGGGAATTTGTTGTCATATTGTTACCCTATAGGCTCTTTATCCTATAGTTCTTACAGTTTATCATCCTGTAAGTTCAGACTATATCTTCATCCTAGATAACGATAATACTTATCCAAAAATCTAAATTGTTCATACCCTTTGTAAACCCAATCAAGGAATATTAGACTATCAGCTTTTAGCATCTCAATCTTCCAGTATTTTCTATCAGGTTTTACAACTGTTTTTGTACCAAGGTTACTATTTAGATACTCTGACATACTTAATAAGAAGTCCTTATTAGTTATGGTTATTCTGAATATTTTTGAGATTTTTATACTACCATCTCCATCTAGCAAACCTCTAAAGTACATTCTTGCACAGTCTTCATTATAGAAACTGTCAGGAAACTTGTTATGTACCTTACCTAAAGGTGATATACCTGCTCCCTTAAGTGCTCTTACAAGATATTTTGATGTTATAGATAAGTCATAGCTTTCTCTATAAACTTTAATATCTCCTGTAAAGCCAAAGTATTCCTTAAGACTATTAAATACTTTATCACATCCTAAGTTCTTGCATCTAAGAGACACTCTAGGTACTCTCTTATCCATGTAACCATCTGTGGCTATAAGACCTAAGTAGTAATTAAACACAGGGGAAGTAAAGTCTACTGCTTCACTATTTATAGTGTGCTTAATGTTACCTCTTTTTAGATTATACTTTTTCAAGTAGTTTTCTACAGTGCTTACGCTGACGTTACACTCTTGTGCAATAAATTTAACAGGTTTTCTTTCTTCTATGAACCTTCTTTTTAGATAATTTTTATCTTTATACATAAGTCCTCCAAGGTATTTGTTATAAATATGATAACACTTACCTTAACTTATGTCAACTAGGAGCTACGCACTCTTGGGTATTTCTTCTGTTCTAGATTACTTTACCTAGTCGTTGCACCTTCCCTGTATCCCTACAGGGCTTGGCTCAGGATTACCCATAATAGTGAAGGGCTTCCCTGAGTTCACGTAGTTTATTTTGACACCTTACGGTGAAAGAACCCACAACAATGTTTAGGTTCGGATTAGAGCATGTAGTCCTACCTGTCCTTGCTGTAATATTAAAGCTAGGGTATATCTTATCATTTACTTGAATTTTATCCCAAGACTTTATGAAAGTCTCTAACTTAGTCAACCGTCTATACTCCAAAAGGTCATCTACCACAGGGTTTCCTACGTAGTTCATCAGGACATCACTACTTACTGATGGAACTCCCTTAGCAGTCTTTTCAATTACTTTAAGACCAACACCATACCCAATAACTATAGGCTTAAAGTTGTGCTTGAGCTTAACATCTATACCATAGAGGTAGTTATTCTCAGCTAGGTATTCTTCCTTGAACTGTGTAGCCTCTTTCCTTGTGTCAAACTCTCCTCTGACAATCTGCTCACCTGTGAATAAGTATTCAATCACCTCATAAGTATTAGGTAATTTCTCACCTTTCTCCTTATAGATAGGCTTATTCTTCTTACCAAAAAGAACTGAAGATACCTGTGCTGTTGAGTTCCAGTTAATATCAGCTACAGTTATAAGTCTCTCATAGATAGGCATATACTCTTCTATGAGCTTCTTAGCAATCTTACCTCGTCTAGGACTAATTGGTACTCCATTCTTCTCAACCTCATAATAGGCTCTATAAGCTCGCATCTCATGTTTATAGACCTTCACAAGGTCATACATGTTAAGCTTCTTCTTAAAGATTTTCATGAGCTTCACAGGATAGAGTACATCATCAAGACCATAGGCTATAAAGGCTTCTGTGATTTTACCCTTCTTAGCTTCAGTCTCAATATCATAGTCAACATTGAAGTATTTCTTAACTAAAGGCTTAAGTCCAAGTTCTACCTCACCACACACATGAGCAAGCACTAGTGTGTCTACCCACAGGTTTAGTTCAATTCCTGTCTTAACATAGATGAATAGCAGGTCAAACTTCCCATTGTGAGTGACTAACTTAGCCTTTTTTAAAAAGGTAAGTAATTTTAGTAAAAATTCCATGCTAGTATTTTGCCAGTCAAAGAATTTACGCTTATATTTTCCAGTAGTTAAATCTGTGTAGCCTATCTGTAGGGAAGTAATCTCATCCCTAAACCTGTCAAGTCCAGTAGTTTCAATGTCTAGACACACAGGTTTATTTAGGTCTATTTTATCAAGCATCCATATCCTCATTCTCCCAAGCCTTAGCTAAATACATCAGTGTATTAGCTCTACGCTTCATTCTTCTATATTCTTTTGAAACAGCTCTGACACCACTCAGTGATGATACAAGTCCATGGAAACTTAAAGGAGTATCAACTAGTTTAAACTTCTCAAGGTCATTCTCAACAAAATCTTTAATGAACTTACCTGCATATTCTCCTTCAATTTCATAGTATTCATTATACCAGTAGTGAACTAGCCAGTTTATTTCATCAACTGAGAATATATCAGTCATTTTAGATAGAGATACGATATTAGGTAGTTTACCTTGCCTCATCCTACGTACACTTGTGGATAAGTCAGCTTTCATACCTATTTTATTTAGGTATCCTGTAAATGTGTACAGATTATCCTCTAAAAAGGTATAAATTCTTAGCAATACATTACTCTCTATAGTACCTTCATTCTGCTTACATACATCATATACCCAATCAGGGATAGCTTTTCTAACATTCCTCGTCATCCCCAATGTACCTCCACTCACTACCTATACGCACAAAACGTTCAGGATAAAGTCTAATAAGCTCATCACCATCACGCTCTTCAGGAGGTGTAGACAACCAATCATCATAGTCTTGTTTAAACATGTTTATCCTTCTTTTCTAACTCTTTGAGTAGGTCTTCTTCCCTAATAAGGGACATGTTGTAAAGTTCCAAGGTTTGAGCAAGTCTATGCTCCTGTGATTTAACTAGCATTTTGTGCCTTTTAAGCTCCCTGTTTGAACTGAAAGCTATAACTAAAGCCCATACAAAGCCTATCACTTGAGCTATCATAATGATAATCCACAAGATATTCTCCATTGTTTACCTCCATTAAGAGCTAGGGGGTTTTACCCCCTAACAATTAGTCTTTCTTGTTACGATACAAAACAAACCCAAGTGTAAACGCTGACACACTAACAGCAATCAGTGACAAGCTAAGGTCAGTACCAGTAGCAGGTAACACAGCAGGGGCATCATAAGTCTTAGGAGACTCTTGTGAACCTGTGTTCTTAACTTCTACCTCTTCCTTAGGTTGTGGTTTAGGGTCTTGAGGCTTGTTAGGTTCACTAGGAACTACAGGAATATCAAGTTCAGGAATTTCTACAACTGGTGGAGGAGGCATCAAAGGAATATCCTCCAATGGTAGCTCAGGCTTATCCAATATTGGAGCAGGTGGAAGTAATGGAATATCTTCCAAAGGCAACTCAGGGATTTCCACTACAGGTGGTGGTGGCATAAGTGGAATATCATTGATATTCAACTCAGGCTTCTCATACTTAGGAGCTTCATTAGGAATTTCCCAAGTTGGCTCAGGTTTAGTTTCACCTGAAGCATTACCTTTACCTCCTACCAGTTGAACATAGCTGTGTGAGATACCTCCATCAGTTTCAGCCTTAATCTCTACCTTATTAGTAGGGTTATTAGACTCTTTAACTGGTTTAGTAAGTTTAGTCTTATACCAAATATAAATCATTCGGTCAAGACGGTTCATAGTAATTTCAAAACCATGCTCTTTCTTAGCCATTGACTTAACAAGTTCCATAGCACTTCCCTTGTCAATCCAAGGGTCAACACTATCAACATAATTGATAACGAATGAGTCATCAATCAGTTTTTGATTGTCAGACATTGTGTCAATGATTTTCACATAGTTAAGTACTTTACGCCCATAATTAAGACGCATAGCCCAATTAATCACAGTAGGGTCATCTTTATCCTGTGAACCCCACTTAGACACAATCTCATCTTTACCAATGACTTGTTCTTTCCCAATTTGAGTTGTCACAAGTGTGCCATTAAAGTTAGCTGTTACTGGCTTACCTGACTCAACCTTGTTGGTCCAAGTAGCATCAAGCTTAAGTGACATCTGCTTATTAAGAGGATGAGTTGCAAAATAGTTGTTAAACACTGTGGTGACTGTGTTTGTAGCTGTGTCAGTGGTAGCTTTACCAACTACTTGCTTATCAGGATTATACACGTCAAAGTCAAAGCTAGTTTGGAATTTCACTTCTTCAGGTAAAGTGAATTTAACCTTGTCACCTTCATTGATAGTCATGCTATCATCAAAGTGAACATCCTTATATTCTACTGTGAAAGGTGAGTATTTTCCATTCCCATTAGGTTGTTCAACTACCACCTCAGGATTAGTAACTGTGATTTCATTACCTTCCTTAGTGATAGTTGTAGGAGCCTTTGTAGTGCTCTCAGAGACAGTTTCAGGAGTGGTAGTGTTATTCTCTACAGAAGGAGTTGAAACTAATTCTGAGGCTTCCTGTGAGGCTACAGGTGCATCCTGAGTGTCAGCCTTAGCATTGTTAGCAATAGCAAGAGTAGCAAGTGTAGCTACAGCCAATAAAGTTGTTTTATTTTTCATCTTCATCATTCCCTTTTTTAAGTTTTACGAATTTTTTAGGTTCTTCAGCATAAGCTGTTTCATCCTTACGTTTATAGGCTTTACATCCCATGTTATCATCAACCACAAGGTCATATACATCTCCTGACCTGTGATTTCTGAAGTAAGTAGTCATTCTACTTGAGTTATTAGAGGTACGCTGTAAGAGTATCATAGACTCATACCAACCTTCAATGAAGGCTGAACCATACATATCTGATGTCTGAATTTTAGAACCACGTTCTAGCTTTCTAGAGTGATGGACTATCATCACAGAACACTTTGCTTCATTCCTCAATTCTGTTAGCATCTCTAACCTTTGTACAATATCCTGGTGACGGTTAATATCTCCTGAACCAAACAATAGGTACATAGGGTCAATGATTAAAAGCTTAATTCCTAATGCCTTAATATCATCCTTAAGCTTATAAATTTGGTCCATTGTGATATTGTCATCCACAAAGTATATAGGCAGGTCAGTCTCTCCTGTGATAGAGTAAATCTTGTGCTGTTCCATAGAGAGGTTATTTTCACCCTGAAGGATTAATACAGCACCTTGTTTGACTTCTCTACCATCAAAAGGCTTCCCTGTTGCTACAGCACAGGCTAAATTGAGTGTGAAGGTTGACTTGAATGACTTAGAAGGTGCTCCAATGATACCCACTGAGTTATTCTCCCAAAAATCTTCAACCAACCAAAAGTCTGAAGGGTCAAAAGGTTCAATCTCATCAACTTTCTTGATAGATACTGAGCGTTTAACTTTCTTCTTGCCTTTACTACTCAATTTGGTCAATTCTGTACTACCACGTTGAACTTTTGTGGTAAGTCTAGGTTTAGTCTCTAACTCTTCCTCAGCTTCCTTCTCCTGAGCTTCCATTTTAGCAAATACCCTGTGAACTTCCTTGTCCACATTCGACTCATTGAACTTAGCCATTGACCTAGGAGCATTTAGAAGCACAAATTTGACTTCTTCCTTGCTTGCTCCTTCAATAATCATCTTGCGTTCAACATTCCAAGCCCATTCACTTCTATCTGTGCCTAGAATTTGTCTAAACTCAGGTCCAATGTTGTATTCCATAATGAGAGCATCAATATCATAGTATTTAGTCTCAATAGGCTCATCTTCAACATTCACAGCAGTTCGGATATCTACATCCTTCAGATGCTTGATAATATCACGTTTTCGGTAAACAGTTCCTTCACCTTGCATGTTAGACACATTGAATGTACTAGCATACTTGTGGTTCTTAGTTCCTGGTATCCTATAATAATGTACTACATCACTTCCACAAGGGTCAAAACCATACTTAGCTATGAGCTTACGGTTGATGATTTCTTGTTCTTGTGGTGTCACAGGATTATCTAAGACCCAAACTCCTTGGAACTTGCCTGGACTAGTCTCCCAATAGTAAGAAGGAGGAAGGTCCTTAGGGATAGGAGCTCCATCAATATCTTGTGCAATGATGTAGCTATCCTGTGCATTAGGTTTGATACGCTTTCCGTCACTCACAGGTGTAAAACAGATATATAAGTCAAACTTATCTCTGAGGGCTTTAACCTGTGAACCAAGCAATTTTAGTGGAAACTTAGCTTCTTCAAAGTCTCTATTAAACCTTGCTTCCTCATGTTTACGATTATAGAATTTCTTGTTAATTCCTACGTGAACTACTCCATCCTCAGGAAAGTTACGTTTTAACAAGGTCATAAATTTATTCTTAGATGACACTTGACCAACTCCACCCCTCTCTAATTAATTCCCTCTCATAGGCTCTATCATTAGGGCTTTGATAGGTCTCAAAAAGCTCATTATACACTTCTAAGACGATTTCCCAACCTTTAACTTTATATTTCCAAAGATGGTCCATCACTCTTGAAACATATTGTCTCAAGTTCTTCTTAAAAGCTTTTGAACGCTTTTTTCTTTCATCATTCCATTTTCTAAATGAGTTTCTTAATGTTCCAAAAACAAACTCAGAATTTCTAGCTTCCTTGTCATTTAAAGTTATACTACTTACTGACACAGTTCTTCCTCTTGTGTTACTCTTAATAATACGGACAAGTCCTAGTGCATCTAAAGTATTTAGATACTTAGCAAATGCTTTCTTACATGAGATACCAAGATAAGGCATAATTTCCTTGTTATTAAATGTGTACTCAGTTTCACCATGATTAGCAACCACAAGGGAATAGAAGAATGATAGTACCATTAGTGTGTAATGGTCTAGTCTATACTGTTCAATCCATTCAGTCTGCACAGTGATAAAAGGATTGTCAGGGTTTGCTCTTTTCATAAGCTTGTTATATAACTCAGCTTTCACAGTCCAATCACGTTTACCATAGAAACCATCTTCATTCCATCCATATTTAGCTTTGTTACGCTTAAGCAAACCTAATTCTTCAAGGATGACACTATATTCATACACAGAATAGTTAGTTAATCCTAGATGCTTGTCAAACCATTCATTGCTTACTGAGATATCAGCTACAGGTTTGCCTTCAGCCATACTAGCCATACAGGAATAGAATAACACAAGTCCTGGACGGTTAAGGTACTGATTAAGCTCTGTGGGGATTTTAATATACATCATTTTCCTCTTTTCTTTGATTTATGGTATATCTAGGTTATCACTTTATATCCCAAAAGTCAAGAGTTTTTGTAAAAATATTTTCAGTTTATTATTAGGGGTAGAAACTACCTGATATAAGATAACTACTATAATCTATAATATATAGTATTAAGTAAGTATCTTATATAAGGTAGTAATAACCTCTAATAACAAATTTCAATAATTTTAAATAAAAGTGTTGACAGTTAATCCCTATTATGGTATTATACTTAAGAACATCATTTACCTTGAGTTCCAACAAATCAGTTGGAGCTCTTTTTTATTTCTTAGAGTTCACCATAAGTTAGGATGTATCTGAATTGACTTAATTCATCACAGGTATATCCTTTTTTGTATGCTTCATTCAGAAGAGTCATACCTTCTTCAAGGTTCAAGAAGTTCTTACTGAAATAAGCATCAAATACGTTACGTGCTACTAGAGGTGTACTAGGAATTAGTGCTTTTAACAAGTTATCTAAAGTACGCTCATCCTTAGAAAGAGCTTTACGCTTCTTGCCCTTAACAGGTTTATTCATACCATAGTAACTGCCATAGTTTCCATATCCTCCTGAGTAAGTTGTCACAGTATGAGGAATTGGTTTAGTCTTGTATTCCCATGAGCTAGTATCCTGTGTAGCTAGCCACAGAAGGAATTTAGTCAACCCTTCAAGGTTCTTGTCATAAGCAGGGATAGAGATGAACTCAGTCCGTTTGTGCTCATTCATATAACTTGCTGAAATGTTCACAATAGGCTTGTTAAGATAAGGGCCAAGCGTAGCTACATCTGTGTAAGAACCTTTAGCAAGTTTGAAATACTTGGATAGCTCATCATAAATTTCAGGAATTGAGTCCTTATCATAGTTATAGAATACCATCTCATTCCAATATCCCTCATGAACACCACGGTCAACTTGGATGAGCATAGAAGCCTCTGAGAACTCTTCTAAGAGCTTTTCAGCCACAGCCTTCTTAGACCCTTGACACCCTACTTCTTCGTCTGTAGTGAAGAGAATATGAGGTCTGAAGCCCATATCAAGAATATCTAGGATTGTTTTGACTCCACAGCGGTCATCAGCTCCTAGACAGGCAAGCTTAGGATTAGATAGTGGATGCAACATGATAATATCATTGTGAAAGATGATATCACTTAGTTTTGGTGCTCCTACAGGCTCCTCAGTTGATAATCGTGCTGAGTAGGTTGTCTCATTAGCATTACGGTGTGTGTTTATTGTGTCAAGGTGAGCAACTAGCACAGGTGCATTGGGCTGTTCACTAATTCCTTGGATAACATATCCATAGTCAATAACATCATAGTTATAGTCATTGATTAACCAGTTTACCAGTTTGTTACCTAGTTCATTTTGTGTCAAAGTCAATAGTTCTTTAAAAGTTTTCATTTTTGTTTTCTCCTTAATTTACGTAAACGTACATCTGTCTTAGTTCTTCAATTTGACCCTGTGATAGTTCTTTAACCACATCATAATAATTTTTTGAGCCATCCACATCAGCCCTTGTAAATTTTACTTTGTCTAAAATTTCTGAAGTTCCCAATGTAGTGTAGCTATTTTTTCTACTCATGTTACACCACAGTTTGAGAGAACGCTCTTCAACTTCATCATAAATTCTACCTTCAGGGAGGTGAGCACCATCAATCTGTTTAAAGTCATCAATCTTTCGTCCAAAGAGAAGACAGTATAGCACAGAAGTAAATTCATAAGCTGTTTTGTTAGCATCTGTGTTAATGTTGCTATATCCTCCTGCATGAGCAATTTCATTATCTTTTTTGAAGAAGTATGAGCGATAGAGGTTATTGAGATACAACTTACCTGTTCGTTTTTCAACTCCTGGATTGTATGCTTTCAGGAAGCTAAACCCAAGATAATCCATAGCAAAGTGTGAGTCCTGACCTGCTCCATCACGTTTGTGACAGCTTCCTGCAAATGCCCACCCATCCACTAGCTCAGGAATATTAAAGTTTTCAGTATCCACAAGGAATAAGCGAACATCTTTTAAATGACTAAGTGTATAGCTTAACCCTTTTTTATAGAAACTATCAAAGTAATCTTTGACCTCACCAAAATATTGAAGCTCTTTGTCAGTTGCTTTAAAGCCTTGTTTTGAAAGCTGTTTGGATAGCTTAGCTGAGTTTAATCCTTCAGTCAATTTAAACCCTTCAAAGTATTCTTCTACCATACTTTTATATGTGAAGTTCTTAAGACTAGGTTTGAAACTAAGAAGCTCTTCCTTGTGTTCATCCCAAAACTTTTGAGACTCTTCACGATTGTACTCAGTTACAAAGTTTTCAATCTTTACAGGGTCAATATCGCCCTTAAATGACTTTTTAATTTTAGGATATAGCTTGAATGGTACTTTACTAAACCCTGAGTCACGTAATTTTTTCTTAAGTTCAATATAACTTAGTTTGTTATTTGAGTACTCCTGTAGTCCCTCACGACTTAAAGATTTTTCAATAAAGCTATCAATGATAAACTTGTTATCTTTTACAAACCCTTCTGTGTCTTGGAAGATGATTAAATCTTTATCAAGACTAGCTAGGATTAGTGGTAGAGGGTTCACAAAGAACTCCTCAAAGTCCATAGTTTCTAGGTACTTATCCTGATACTTGATTAGGTTGTCCACATTAAGAACACCTAACACTGAACCATTCACATTTTCCTGGATGAATAGAGCTCGCTGACGGATATGCTTTAGCTTGCGATACTGTACAGTGAGGTCATTTAGTGTTTCTACCTCTTCCATAACAGCTTCGACAAGTGTCAAACTCACCTCTAGTTCTTGCTCTGTTGTTGCAATATTTAACAATTTATTTTGCAATTCTTCTTTCAAATTGCTTAATCGTACCTGTAATTCTTTTGACAATTTTTCAAATTTCATTTTCAACCTCTTAACAATATTTACTCAAGGAGCGTACTCCTACCATCTCCCCATTAAGGAAGAATTTTCGACCTGTAATAAAAATATCTTTGTACCCTTTTTGCTTTAGGCACTCAGCAGTGATTTTGCTCACAACAATGATGCTGTAATTTCTTTGTAGTTCCTTCATCTTCTCATCTGAGATATCACAGGAATGTGTGATGATATCTAGTGGTGCACCTTCACAGTGACCAAGGTTTTCAAACTGAATAGAAGCTCTGATAGGTTCTTCATATTCACAAGGTTTGATGGTCTTGATGATTGTGCCTTCATAATTTACGATTGTGATATCGTGACCTGTTAAGTTTGCAATTTCTTTCATGCAATACCTCGCTTTCTTAATTCTTCCTTGTATTCCTGCTCTTCTGTAATCATTTTAAAGCTCAGGATAAGGAAAGCTAGGCAATAAGTCCAAATAGTGATAGCAAAGCTATAATCAAGCTCAAAGCTTCCCACCATCATAGTCAAAATATGGAAATACCATACAAACAACTTTTTAAAATTAATTTTACGCTTACGTTTTTTCATTTTCAACTCCTTCAACATGTTCATAAAGAAAGTTACTTTGTACAACAGGCTCTAAATACCTGTTACACCAACTTTCTAACCACCAACAGCGACCATTTAATAAATCTAGCAACTTTTCATCTTTCTCCTCAAGATACCCATAATTAATAAAATCATTGTGCTGACTCAAGTATCTGTTTAGGATAATTGCCCTTGTTCTTTCTAATGGATAGTCTACCATGTAGAGGATATCCCCTACTTCATAATCTCTACCATCAACTTCAAACCTTCTAGTGACCTTCACAAACTTATAGTTCATGTGAGGCTTACCATAGGTTTTGAAAATTTCACTGAGTTGCTTCTTTGTGTAGATTTTTAGCAAATTTCTTTCCATTTACTCCTCCTTATAAAGAAAATCATAGATAGCTGATAATTTTATTTCTTTGAAATTATCACTAAACTTTCTATAGATATTCCAAGCCTTAATACCTGCTCTATTAGCACCAATTGAAAGAAATTCTCCGTTATGACCAATATTTTTCCATCTACCTGTTAGTTCATACAGTACAGGATAACCATCAATATTTGTGATACCGTAGACACACCCCTTTTCAATAGTCAAACCATCTTGATTAAAAGACTCAGTACACATACAGACTTTTAAGAATTTTAGATAGTTTTCACGACCTGCTCTGACATAAGGGCTATCCTTAGCTTTTATAGCTTTCAGATTTTCCCTAAATAGTTTTAAATATGTTTTCATTACTCCTCCTCACTATATAAAAATGGATATAGGTAGATATCCCTAGTAATTTTGAAATAGTCCTTATAACGACTTGGGATATTCCACCCTCTAATACCACTAGTTACCGCTTTAGTAGTAAGCATCTGACCTTGATGACCTTTAGGTATCCAAATTCCTGTTAATTCATAAAGGACGTAACCAACTTCTTTCTCTCTTAACAGATAGATATTATCTTTCTCTATCAGTAAGTTATCATGGTAGAATGGTATAACACATTTACAAATCTTTGTATTTTCTTTGAAATATTTATACCAATTACTATTTATATAGTCGTTTCCATATTTACACATGGTTTTATAATTCTTCATGAATAATTTTAAATTTGTTTTCATTCGTCCTCCCAATATAGGAATTGGTTTAATTGGTTATGCTTAACCACTTTAAAACATCCTCTATACTTTGGTGGAATATTCCACCCCTTAATTCCATTTTCTAATGCTCTATCATTTAGCAATCCTGCCTTATGACCAGCGAATACCCAAAGACCCGTCAATTCATATATAGAATATCCATGAAGTTTTTTTCTTATGAGATATGTGTTACCCTTTTTTATAAGTAAATCATCATAAGTAAAAGACTCAGTACATATACAAATTTCTAAAGTTTTTCTTATTCTCCAATATTCAAAATACACATAATCACTTCTATCAGCCATAATAAGCTTATAGTTTTCAAGGAATTTCTTGATATTAGTTGTCATTATCCTCCCCTTTCCACAAAAAGTTACTGGATGCAACTAAAGGCTTAAATTCTTTTATATCCTCAAAATAATCTAAATTAATCCTCCAACAGCTGAAACCTTTTTTATGAGTCTTTCCTGAAATATCAAAATTATGACCATTCATTGTTTTTCAAGGTCAATTATTGTCACAATCTTATAACCAAGGAAACCTCTAAAAGGTTCACTAACTACATATATACCTTCATTTATAGTAAGTCCTTCATACTCTATACCCTTTGTGAGACTTAATATCCTATCAATCTTAAAATTAGGCTCTAGTATTTTAAATAGTTCTAATCTTTCTAAATTCAAAAGCATACCTCCTAGTATTTATGATATAAGAAAGAGCTTATAGGCTTCAGATGCCTTTCCATATAGTTTAGGTCTGATGGAGATATCCACCAATTAGAAAATCTTGATATAGAAGATTGCATAGTTAAGGCATTTACATTTCTTGCTAGTCCTTTTGGGTCAAGGGTTATTATTATGCTGTGTATTCCCCACCTATCCTCTAAATGGTTTCTTACTAATAAATAATAGTTAGGTGCAAAACGCCAACCATTAATCTCTAGTGAGGTACCAAGTAACACAAGTTCAGCGTTTTTATATCTTGGCTCTAGCTTCTTCAGAAGCCTTTCCCTTTCTTTAGCTTCTAGGTAGTTCATCATCATCCTCCTTAGTATAAAGAATAGGTACTAAAGGCTTTAGTGATTGCCTCATCTGCTGTAAATCTTCTGTATCAATCCACCAATTTGTGAACCCTAATCTTTCTGCCTTAAGTGATAAAGCATTGTTATTTTTAGTTGGTTGTGTAGGGTCAAGAGTGATGATTAAGTGAAAAACCTCTCCTTCATAGTCAACCTCAGCACATTCAACCACAAGATAATAATTAGGTTTAAAAGTCCACCTATTTATAAAAGCTTCTTGACCAAGGAGGACAAGCTCTGCTGTTTTCCACTTTTCATCTAACTCTTCAAACAGCTTTTTCCTTTTTAAAGCTCTTCTCAGTGTCAGCATTTACCAAACCTCACCAACTTTCATCAGTTCCCACTCATCAAAGTCTACAGTATAGGCTCTCAAAGTCTTGAATTGTGAGTCCCAAACCTCTACCATACAATCATCATCAATCATGTACTTTTTAGTAATTTCACCATCTTGCAAAGGCTGTTTTGAACTTGGGAGTTCTGCTGTATTCTTCTGTAGTGTTTCAATTCGACTCTCAAGGCTCTTAATTCGCTCTTGGTTGTCTTTTGTGACCATCACAAGGGTAACACCCACAAACAAGAGTAACGCTGTTAAAACGGCTCCTACAGCCTTCAAAATACCTTCATTTTTCATCTTCATCATTTACCTTTCTTGTATACAGTTACTATAGGGTTTTTCATTGCTTCATCTTGTGAGGCTTTACGGATTGACTTGATATACTTTCGGTCAATTTCTGAAAAGTCTTCCACAAGTGAGATAACCCTCTTTGTAATTTTTCTATAATTAGTTTTGAGTGAGAAGGGTTCAAACCCTTCAAACTCAATAATGTAATACTTAATCATTAGATAATAAACTCTTGTAACTCTTTCTTTCCAACAAATTGTACTTTAGTATAAAATTCATCCCGTGATGGGCGATAGCTTACTTTAAATCATTATGCCCACAGTAAGAGAAAATTTGTAATAGTGCATCACGGTCACTCTTACTTTGACCATAGATATGAGAGACCAATGCTTTTGTGCTGAAATTTGTCAATGACACAATGCAAGTCCCCCAGTGGTAGAGACAAAATGTATCAATTTCTTTATTATAGTGAGCTTGCCATTGGCTTTCTAATGGTCCAATGTATCCATAGTCACGGATACGGCCATTTACATTTGCATATCCTTTTTCAAGTGCTTTTTCAATAATTTTTTCTAATTGTTTTGACATGTTTAATTCTCCTATTTTCTATATCAAGGAAGGGGCAAAGCCCTTCCTATTAGTTACTCAAGAACTCTTTCAATTCTTTAATAAAAGCTTTTTTATAAGCACTCTCAAGGACTTTGTGACCCTCAAGATAAACTTTGTAAGCCTTACCTTCTGAGCTTTTGAGTGTATTCATTAACTTGTGATATGAATGGATATTGTTAATAGTGTTTAGGAGTACGTCCCCTCCTTTCATTATAGTGATTTTATCTGTAATGAATACTTTGACTTGTTCAGATAACAATGTTTTCATGTTATCCCTCCTATGATTTTGATAGTGTTTAGATGTTTTTGGCTTGTCTCACAAGACCTATACTTAATATACACAATTAAGGTAGTATCTTGACTTTTGATAGCTCCTAGGTTGCTATTCCTCAACCTTATGCCCTCCCAACCCTTGAAAGTTGGGGGTCAGCCTATGACTGAAAGGGCTTATTTTGTGTTTTCACGTTTCCAATCTAAATAGTTGTAGTAGTCTTCTGAACTCATTCTATGATAGCCTCTAGCTTCCATATTTGAAAGGATACGCTTCACGTCTCTTTGTAACATTGTGTCACTGTTAATATAGCCTGCACTGTAGATATTTACAACCGTGCTATGAGACTGACCGTAGATGAAAGTTTCATTCTCATGGTCAATCATGATAAATAAGCGATATCCGTTAGTTGTCATCTTTGAAGCGAATAATTCAGCTCCGTCTTTGTTGAATTTGTAAGTCATATCTTGACTCTCCTTTGATTTTGAATTTCTTGTAAGTGATAACCTATCCTTTACATTATCTATTATATAGTAATGTAAGTTTATTGTCAAGCGTTTTTGTAAAGAAAATATAAATTA